ATCTCTCGTCGCTGTGACGGGAGATTCGCAGAATCTCTCCCGTCACTCGCCGCGAACCACCTCACTACAGGTACAAGTCAGGGTGAGTAGTCGTAGTCGCTTAAAGACCAGTCCGCCTTTCCATCTGTCGATATGTTGGATCTCGTTGTCGATTTAAGGGGGGCGGATCTAAGTGTAGTGCTGTACGCGGAAGCAGTTGTGTTGCTGCTTGTCGCCGATGACCTGACTCCGTTCTCTTGTCATGTTGTGTCTCGACTGTCTAACCGTGAGCCGCAGGCTCACTCCTTTCTGTCTGACGTTTATCTAACATGCGGAAGGCCCCCGAGGCAGGACGCCGTGTGTGGGGGAAACACCCAGGTTCTCTAGGAATTCCGGGCCTATTTTCGACTTTACAAAACGGCACTTCTGTATAGTGCCAGATATGCCGGGGTCTTTACTACCTAATATAGAAAAGTATACATATATATAGTTAAAGACGCACCCGGCACACCCGGCATGCCTCAATCCTCCTCAATGAACTGTTCGATCTTCAAAAGGGCGTGTCTGGCGGGGCACATGGCAAAGACTGTGCCCGATTCGGTGCTCCTCTTGATTTCCCAAGTCTCATTACCGTCATCGATGAACGAGCAACTATCTCTATCGGAAAGCTGCTCCATAATCTGGTCAACGGTGTGTCCGTAATCAATATCGCCTTCTGGCATGTCAAACTCCTAAGACAGGTCTTCATAGTTTCTACGAAGGCTCAAACCTTTAAGCCCTCTCTTGCTATCCGCACTGGGACGATGCCTATACACGTTCCAGCTACTCTGGCTTTCAATCTGCAGTGCAATCTGATTACGAGGAACATGGACGCCTTTTACGCCGTTTCGTTCCAGCCAATCAACCCACTGACTCCAAACCATTTCAGTAGCCACGAACCCCTGCGGATTCTTGAGGAACCTCTCCTCAAGGAAGTGATCAAACGGGTTATTCTGCAAGTGGTAAAGCTTTACGGCATCTTCTGCCTTCCTGGGAGCGGGGAATCTATCTTTCGGAGACGGTGCAGTCTCAACTTTGTTGGCACCCGCAACTGCCCATGCAGCAATTCCGGGGATCTCTGCTTCGAGTTCGTCTATCAGGTTGTGGTTCTCTTTGCCTTCAAATGTGACTTCGAAAGGCAGAACCAACATCTTGCTTGAGAGTCCTCTTCCCTTATTAGGCAACTGAGGAATCTCGTTAGCTTGGACCATTGGTGCCGCATCTACGACGATATTACGCATCTGCCTCTTGAACTTGATGTTTACTGAGATTGGATCCTGTCCCACGATATTCTTCAATACCCGGGTGGCTTTCTCACCCATACGGTTGTCCAGCTCACTGACTTCAGAGACACACAACACTCTGGAGTGCTCAAGCCCGTCAAGGCCGAAGTCCCCAGCAATGTCATCTAGGCTGGTACCCATGAAGCAATCGGTACCGATCATCTTCTCCAGAATCTTTCCGATTGTGCCCTTACCTGCACGGACCTTCCCGTACATCAGCAACCACTTCGCGTGTTTCCGATGGGGCATCAAACAATAGCCCATCCATCTCTGTAGCAAGTTGCACCACACGGGGTCCCCCTCGCTCCACTCGTTGATGCACTCCATCCACTTGGGGCATTTCGCATCGGGATCCCATTCACAGGGAATCGTCACGGGGTCAAACCAACGCTCATCCCTTTCGGTGACTTGCATGGTCTTGGCGTCTACGAGGACATCTTCAAATGCAATCGTGGTATCTACGTTGCGAGGTTCTGTTCCAAGCCATACCGGAACCTTTGAGTGAGGCAATCGAACCCTAGCTTCCAAAGCCCTCACGACGTTCTCGATCTTCGACTTATTAGGGTGGTACCTTCTAGAAATTACCTCCCCATTCTGCGCAGTCGCCCTGTAATAGGCGTCCTCCAGATAGGACCAACAAGCATCCTCAAGCCACAGGTAATCTCTTACTTGCCACTTATTTCCGTACCACTGATAAAAGGCTTCTCGGTGATTCCAAAGGCCCTGGCGACCCCCTGGAACACTAAAAGCATTGCGTAAAAGGAATCCTGCCACCTTCATAGGTTCAGCGGATTCCATCGGTCTATCTTGCGTAGCGAGTAACATAAGCGTATCCTTTCTGGTGGAAACTACTTTATAGGGAAAAGCCCCATGGCCGAAGAGAAGAACCCAGTTCTGGAACCAGGCGTATTGAGTCCTCTCGATACTTTTCTACAAGAGCTATCTTTAGTTTTTGATCCGGAGTATAAAGCTGATTTGCGAGCACAGCGCAGAGCGGCGGGTTCACCAGTCGAGGATATGAAAGAAGGTCTGCAAGACATTATAGACTGGCTGCCTATGGGGCGAGGCATCGAGTTCGTGGATCCGCCTGAAGGTCAGGAACAGGGCAGACTCCCCCTGGGTGCTGGCGTCATCCCGTTTGGCCTGCCGGGACTTGCACTGACTACTTCAGGGAAGCAGTGGCAGGTGGGCGAGGACAAAGGACAGGTTATGGATAAACTGATGGAGATGCTTCCTGAAGAGGTCCAAATGGAACTGATGGACTATATGACCCAACCTTACAGGGGTGAGCGGGACAGACCAGATCAAAGAACAATCGAAGAGGTGACGTGGCTGTCTAAACATGGAAAACAGCCCCATCGTGATTGGGCTAACAGAACATTGGAGAGATGGGCTGCTCTTGAGCCTGAAAGGCCAGAGGTTCGAGAAGGATTGACCGACGACGAGTTGTGGTTGGAGGCCGCTAGAGAGCTTGACCCCGAAAGAATGGCTCCGGGCCCCAAAGGATACGATAACTTCGCGTTCGAGCAACGATACCTGCGGTCTCCACAACGAAAAGCCCTGGAGGAAAGAACAGCTAAACACGAAGAAGAAATGCGTCGGTTGGATGAGTTACATGCGGCCCACCCAACCATCTCAGAGATGTATGATAGGAATTTTGAACTCTTCGAAAAATTAAGTGATATTCCGCTTCAAGAGTCCTTTTTCGATGAGGAGACAGGGAAGTGGAATACATATTATGAAGATCCTTACAGGCGTCTGGGACAAGGAGAAATAAGGACCTACAATAATCCTATGGTTGTTACACCAGCAACCAAAGGTATCGAAGGAGAGAGTGCACTCTATTGGGACCAAAGAAACGATTTTATCGAATGGGTCCGGGACTACGGACTAAAGTTCGGTTTGTCGGAGGAAGAGATACAAGACAAGATTGACAAGAACTGGGACCCAAGTATTTGGGCCACAAACCTTGTAGATTCCGATCTGATAGAAAAAGGACGAAAAGAAGGGTGGACCCCTAGAGAAATCTATGAGGCTATGAGGAACCGATCACGAAATAGGTTCCACGAAGAACACGGAACGCTGGAAGAGATTAAAGAAAATCTTCCACAAGTGTATTCAGAAATCACTCCGGAAATTCAACGTGAAATAGATTCCCTCGCAGAGTCTGGATCCCCAGAAGAGATTGAAAAATTCGCTAAAGCCAACCCTTGGTGGGGCGTTAAACTAAAAAATAAAATAGCAGCCGCCGAGGCAGCAGCCGAAGAAGCGGAACTGCAAGCTCTCGGAAGACCAAAACCTGAGCCACCTCCTGTTGTGGAACCCGGAACCCCTGCGTTTTCATGGAAGGCGGAAGAAACCGCTGCACCTAGTGGGGGCGTCGTAGACATGACGGATGCTTCTAGAGGTACGTCTGGAACAAAGAAGAAGCCAGACAAATCCTGGGAGTACTATCTTAAAAGGGCAGGGATCAGCAAAGAGTATGCAAATAAGTACTTCGGCATCGACGCTGAAAAAATGAAGGCTCATCCTGACACTGCTTCCATGGCTGCCCCCATGGAAGGTGAATCAAAGAGCGAATACAAGAAGCGACTTACAAAGTTCTTCAAGTCGAAAAAAGGCCAATCGGTTATTGCGGAGAGCGCAAGTTTTGAAGAGGCATTAGAGCGTCGAAACAAAGCAATCCTGGCTCAACGAAGAGCTTGGCGTCGTCCCGGAGAGACTTCGGTTGATGCTCACGGTATTCCTTCTAGAGGCCAACTTACTAGCCAAGAAGTGGCTTCTTACTCTGCCCTATTGAATGAGGCTGAGGAATCAATTAAACGGCTAAAGGCCAAAATAGGAACTTCAGCTCAGACTGATACAGACATTCAAGAACTAAACACGTGGAGGTCAAAAAGGACTGCTCTTCAAGACGCCCTTCAAAGATCTGGTGGTGGAACAGGAAGCTTCATGGACCGCTACACCAGGAAGCATGTAATCAACAAGCTCGTTCGTGGAATGGGTTCCTACAGTCGGGTCCTTCCTACTCCCGTCGTAGCAAATCCTTCTAATGCTTATATGTTCATGACGTTTGCAGCCAAACCCGGGACAGGTAATGTATCTGGCTTCGATGGAACAGAGTACTATAGGCCGTTTTCAGATCCGATGAAGGGTCAGGCTCCGGTAGATACCACGTTTGACTTCCGTAATGACCCAACCCTGACTGCACAAGAAAAAAATGAACGCGAGAGAGAAATCTTAGATAAACGAATGGAACAGATTCGTAATGACCCGTCTGCGCAATACACTGCCGATCAAGTGACAGAAGCGATACTTAAGGATCTGGGTTCGGATTGGAATCAAGAAAAACCGGAAAATTCTTATCCAATCGGCGAAGGTTATTCTCCACCGAAAATCCCATCACCTGAGTTGCCGTCGAACCAAGGGTGGGGAGACTTCGCAGGGGGAATTTTACAAGGAATCGAACACAGCTTTAAGGGTGCTGATGATTTCATATTTGATCCGATGGCTGATTGGGTTATGAACCCGGAGCCCCCCAAAATATTCGAGCAGTTTGGGTACAAGAACCAGTAGAACTATATGAGTAAGTTCTACATAAGCTTTGGAGGCGTTAAGCTACTGTCGGAGGATTGGTACATCTCCGAGATACCCGGAATAAGCAAGCGGGGATTCAGGTCGCTGTGTAAGGCTCTTCAGGTACCGATGGTAGAAATAGGGAAGGATAGGTATGTTGAGGGAACTTCGTTTCTTCTTGCTATGAAGGCCATTACTAGGATAGGGATGCCCGACTTCCTTACTCCTGGCTGTGAAACGATAAGGAAGAATCGAAGGAAGAATGAGGCAAGCGAGCTGGACCTAGAGGACTACAAGAAGAACTTCGAGGTTGTAGTTGCAGAACTGATTGCCTCCAAGAGGGTTAATATCGGTTCGGTCAAGTTGGATATCAAGAAGGCAGCTTCTCAGGTTGCGGAGAGAATGACGAGGGCGGGACTGCAGTTCATGCCTTCTAAAGAGCAAAGTAAATACGACAAGAGAGCCCTGAAATCTTATGGCGAACGGCAAGATAACTAAAGCTAAAAGCAATGAGGATAAAGGGGTCCTTGCTTTCTTCGGTATTGATCCAGTATCGGACGGGATCAGAGCATCTAGGTTCGATGTACAAGAAGAGATTGAGACTCTTATTACCTGGGCTAGAGATTCAGATCCAAAGGTTTCTCTCCCGGCTCTTAAACATCTAAGGAGTGTGCTTAAGGAAGTGGCACAAGCTAACGGATTGTTTGGTACAGTTCAACAGACCAAGAGTGTTGAAGATCAAGGACAAAAACTTACAAGTACGGTATCGACGCATGCGTTGATTTCGAACCTTACGAAGGAGAATGAAAATGAAAAAAACAGAACGGGCTACCAAGTCCTCGAGCCCATTGAGGCCGCAGAACTTAAAGAAACAAGAAGCTTCTCAGAGAGCCTCGGAGGGTCCGTCGCGCGTGGCGACGGCGACGGAACCGACGACTCTGACGAGGGACACAATGGAGATATTGAAGAGCTTTGATAAGTACGACTATGTACGTATTTGTGCTCTTCCTATAACTGATCTCGGTATCCCTAATCCTGCGGATATGTGGGCAAAAGGCTTTGATGACTTGGTTGATAAATGCAAGTCCGAGTTGATTGATGAGGACGGGGAACTCAAAGATTACTGGGTAAGGATGTGTAACTACCTTCAGAGTTCAACTACTCTAGTGGTCCCGGAAGTACTTGCGGTTTCTTTGTGTAAGATGGCTGGATGGAAAGCATTTCTGCGGGAAGCAAATGGCCTCGAAGTGGATTGAAAAAACAGACAACCCCTTGTATCCCTTACCTGCGGATTACATGGAACTAACAGAGGAGGGTCAACGGCAAGCCCGAGTTAATGCTTGTCGTATGTGGACCATTTCCAAAGGCAGAACAACAGAGGAACTCAGTGAAGCATTCTTAGCTGCAGTGAGATTCTTTGATCTTTGGTACCTGGTTCCTGACCACGATATAGACTTTGATCCTTTGTTTTACGATGACGATCCTCTGGCTACTCCTACGTTCCACTTCGATATCCTTAAGATCTGGGCGTCAACGAGTAGGAACATCACGATTGCACCGCGTGGATCCGCAAAATCCTTTCTTGTGAGAAAGGCCTGTCTGCTAAGGATGATCAGCAGACCGGTCTATACCATTCTCTACGCAACATCTACGAATGACAATGCAAAGGGAATGGGCCAGTGTCTCAAAGACCAGTTCCTTCACAACCAGAGATTGCAAGACGATTGGAATCCAGAGTTTCCCGACAACAGGATCGCCCCCAAAAGAGGCGAAGCTCCCTTCGGAACCGAGATGCTTCAGCTGCGAAACGGCTCGTGGATTCGGTGTATATCCGCAGAAAGTCGTCAGCGAGGCGGTCGCCCTAGACGCTATGTTCTAGATGACCCCGAGTATGATCCGAAGGCATCCACGTCGATGTCATTGATTCGACAATACATGGATGACCTCCTGTTCAAGATCGTGTTGCCCATGGTCATGCGTAAGGGTTGCGGTGTTGACTGGCTTGCTACTTTCGTATCTCGTCGTCACTATGCTTGGCATGCCCTACAAACTGAACTGGATCCTGAAGGTCAACAAGTAGCTCAGGACCCACGGTTCAACATGTGGGCCCGTACTATTATTCGTGCTGCCTACGAAGACGATGAAGGCAACTTGAAGTCTTGTTGGCCCGCTATGTGGCCTGCCACAAAGGAAGACAAGAAGGAAGATCCTGAATTGGAGGATCGTGTATCTCTTGAAGAGATCAAAGAGATCATCGGTACTTCTAACTTCCTAGCGGAGTACATGGCCCAGCCTGGATCTTCTGAGGATTCCTACTTCCCTCCTCTTAAGAAGGAGCTGCATGGTTGGTGGCTAACCAACGTAGATCAGAAGTTCGAGGATAATCCCCGTGCTTCAGATGCGCTCATCAACTGGTCAGACAGCGAATCTGTGAGATCTGCTCCCATTAAGGAGTTCCTTTCTCAGGTTCGCTTGTTCATGACAGTAGATACTTCCTACACGGCTACCCGTGATTCGGACTTCAAGGTAGCTACTACGATGGCTGTTGACCCGTACAACAACCTCTATGTCTTGGACATGTGGAGTGGTCAGTGCCAAGAGTCTCGGCTCATCTCAGAGATCTTCAGAATGGCTGATAGGTGGAGGGTTCCGACTATCCACCCAGAGGCAATCAAACAAGGTCTGGGTCTCTGTAATAACCTCGAAGCCATTGTAAAAACAAGAGCTAATGAGTTGGCAGGAGTGCGGCATCTCCCGGGCATCAAGAAGCTTCATCCTGGGCAGGTGGAAAAGGTCTCTAAGATTGCCGGGTTGGATCTCAGATTCGAGCACGGGAAGATCAAGCTGCCGCTGTTTATGAGACATAAGCCTCAGTGGGCTAGGTTGTTCGACCAGATTGAACAGTTCAACCCCGATGCCAAGGATGGCGGCCTGCAGCATGACGATGAATTGGATAGTATCTCCATGTCTCAATTCATCATCAGAGGACGCCTAACTGCTAGACCAAAGGAAGAGGAGAAGAAATTTGATCCTCTTGAGGAGATTGCTAAAGGTAATTACCTTGATGAGGCAGGGAATAACATTGGGTTTGGTGTTGATTGGAGCAGGGTACCTGCCCGCCAAATCCTTGAAATGACACAGGACATTCAACGTAGAGAAGGAGAGTCAGATGGAACAACCAGGGTTTGATGCTAGATATCACGCTATGGTCCCTATATCCTTTCTTGACAGGCTACTTCGTTGTTATTATGGAACTGGCCCTAGAGATGGGGAACCCGTCCAACCCTTCAAACCGGAAAGCCCCGGTACGGAAGTAATAGGAGGGTTGACAATGAAAGATATGGAACTTGAAATAAATACTCCCCAGGGCTACGCAGCAGGCGGGGTAGCTAAGAGGAAACAAGAGGCTAGAAATGCCCATCGACACAATAAGGCTACCGAAAGACAAGACAGCCCTAGCTAGGATTATTGACCAACACGCAGAGCGTGAAGTCTCTCGTTTGACCTACCGTCGTACTACTTGGCTTTTGGCCTGGTACTACCTGAATGGTGCTCGTAGGTTTGACGTTTTTGATCCTCTTCAGGGTACGATTCATCCTCACTATATGGATGAAGAAGGCAATATGGAGTTTCAATCCCAGGAGTTGCTTTCTGCCATTGACAAGGTAACTGCTCGACTTGCCTCCATGGATCTGATGCCCAAGGTCTACCGTCAAGGTAACAGTCTTTCCTCTATCCGGGATCGCTCGGTGGCTCAGGTCATCTTGAATTCAGTGGTGTCGGAGGATCAGCTTGAGAAAGCAAAGACCCAGTTCGCCCATATCTTTACGACTCTCGGCTCTTGTGGTATTAGCGGTCATATTGTGGATCATCCCACTATTGGTCTCACTAGTGATCTGGAAGTTATTCACCCTCGAGAGATATTCCCCTTCCCCTCCCTAGGCAGCGACTACACCAAACAACGGGGAATCATGAGACAGAGGTCCGTACCTATCTCCTTCCTCAAAGAGGTATTCGGTAAGAAGGTTACTTCCAACCTCCAGAAGATGGAGTATTGGGAACGGATTTACGGAGAGGACTTAGACGAGCATCTCGGGGATGACTGGGCAGGCGGTGCCGGTATCCAGTACAACGATGAGTTCAATTCTCCTCGTGGGTCTGAAAGTTCCCAAGACAACATGTCCATGGGAATTGCCCGGATTCGAGAGGTCTGGCTCTACGGTACAGGGAACACAGTATCTCGATATATCGTAACTAGCGGGGACTACGTTCTTCTCGACCAGGAGTACGATGGACTAGAAGTCTTTTGTCCTATCGGATTTGCTCGTTTTATGGAGACAGGTTCATTCCACGGAAGTGGATTGTTTGATGTTCTGTTCTCTGTATCCCGAGAACTCGAGCGAATGATGAAGCAGGTCTTCAACAATGTTCGAGACCAGGACCGTTATGGCGTACTCGTTATGCCTCAAGGTCAGATGAATGAACGTGCAATGCTTCGTGATGTAGGTAAGGGTCTTAGGGTCATGCCTTGGGAACCCGATCCTGTATCAGAAGGATTCCGTCCCTTCGCCATTCAACCGTTTAATACTGGAGATGTTCCGGGTAAGACGGCGATGTTGGCTAAGGAAGCACTGGATGGATTGAATCCTATCCGCGACCTTATCCGTGAAAAGGGACGAGTAGACTCCGCTGCGGGTCTTTCCTTCTTGGATGAGCAAGTCAACAAGGCAATGACCAATCCAACTAGAGGTATTGAAACTGCCTTTAGTTCTTGTTACCAGTCTCTACTGGCCGCCGCTAATCGAACCATTATGGATACGAACAAGGCGGTGCCTATCAATGAACTAAACTTGGATATGGCAGGAGCTGTATTCGATAGGGAAACAGGTACGGTTAGCTTCCAAGGAACTAATCCTATTCCTTCTGCTTCCCGTCTTAAGTTTGGAATCCAAGAGCGAAGTCCACGATCTCAGGTCGCCCGTAAGCAGGAGGCAATGGAACTCCTTAAGGCAGGAGTTACTGATCCTGATGCCCTGAAGTTGTTTGCCCTTCAGGAGGGCTTGGACTTTGCAATGTATATCGAAGAGGAAAAATCAGCATATCAAGCCGCAGTTGAAAACTGCTTGAGGTTGTATTCTGATGGCGAAGCCCCCGGGGAAATCGTCGTAACTCCTCACACTGCGAGCCCTAAGATCCAACTTAGAGTTGTTACTGCATTCATGACTAGTCCTGTTATGTCCGTAGGATCCTCTGAGGTTCAGGACGAATTCATGAAGTATCGACAATTCCTTATGGATTCCATGGGATTGACACTGCCTGAAGCAGTACCGAATCCGGATGATATGGCTATTCTGATGCAAGCCGAACAAGCCGCCCAACAGCGGATGATGGAAATGCAGATGCAACAGGGTCAAGGAGGACCTCCTGGCCCACAACCCCCTAGGCAAGGAGCCGCTTAATGTCTGAAAACGAAACCATGCAACCCGATGTCCCTACTCCAGAGGTCAACACCCCCCAATCTAGCGGGGAGACTCCCGTAGTTGATATCAATTCAACTGTCAGAGTGGGAGATACTGAAGTACCTATTTCAGAACTGGTCTCTGGTTACCAGAAGGTAGCAGGACTTGAGAAGTACAAAGAGAACGCATCGCGTCTGGTCCGTGGAGGAGCGATGTCTCCGGATGAACGTATTGCGTCCATGAAGTACATTCTGGAAACAGAGGGATATACCCCTGCACAGATTGAGGCCCAAGTGAGAGCCTCGCAAGAAGTCTATGATGAAGCTTATGATGATGAAGGATACGAGGAACCAATGCCAGAACCTAACGAAGCCCCTGCACCCCCTCCGAACATAGACCAGGAAGCACGTGCTGAAATTGATCGGGTTCGGCATCAGAACAACCAGATGATGGTTGAGAACCTCAAAAGAGACCTTAATGAGTCCATGACGAAAACTATGGGCTCAAATGCTAATATCCGAACCCTATTGGATAAGAGCAAGCAACTCGCAGGAGAAGAAGGATTCGACGAACGAGCCGCGAATATTCGTTCAGAAGTTCAACGCATTGCCATGGAAGGAATGCGAACTCGAAGAAATCGTGGAGAATCATTTGACAAGTCCTGGTTCGACCAGGAAACTACAAAAGCCGCTGATGCCGTTTATCAGCGTATTCGGTCGGTAATCGGGGACCCGGACAAAATCCAACGGGCCCCGGAAACAGCATCGGATCTTGAACAGTTTATTTCCAAGCCACCTGTTGCGGCTCCTACGTTCGAAAAGGGAGACAACATGGGGTCAGCTACAGATAAGGCTCG